TAAAGGCGTAATTGAAGATAAAGATTATGTGGATCATCCTGAATGGGTTGAACGATGGGCTAACCGAATTACACCTATCAGTACCGCTATCCGTGTAGTATTAGATTTTATTCACCCACCAATTAAATATGTAAAGATTGACCGCTGGGATACTTGGTCAATGGATCATACCTTGTCTTATATTATTTTGCCAATGTTGAAACAACTAAGTGAAACCAAACATGGTGCACCTTATACAGAAGATGAAGATGTACCAGAATATTTGCGTAGTCATATGGCACAACCAAAAGAGAATGAATGGGATACCGACAGCTTACACTTCATGCGTTGGGATTGGATTCTCGCTGAAATGATTTGGGCTTTTGAACAAGAACTCAAAGATGATGATGAGCACCAATTCTTTGACGATTCAGAATGTGGTGATGAAAAATTCCCATGGGACAAAGATGGCCAATATCTAAGTAAAATTAAAGTTGACAATGAAGGTTTAGAAGCACACCAAAAACGAAAGGCAAACGGCTTTAAATTATTTGGTAAATATTATCAGAATCTTTGGGATTGAAATTAAAATTAACTAAATATATTATCGGCATCACACACAAAGCCGGTAACACACATAAACACACAGGAGATTTACTATGTCTAATATGACAGCTTTTGAAATTCGCCTCGAGCTATTAAAGATGGCACGAGATATGCTTTCCGATGATTACTTTGGCAAGCGTGAACAAATATCAAACCAATGGTCGACAGATTGTGAAACGGCCAAAATCAATGGGCAGGAACCACCGAGGCATCCAGGTTACCCGCCATTCCCATCAGAACAAGAAGTCATTAACAAGGCAAAAACCTTGAACGATTTCGTTTCTAACATTACCACAGAACAAAAGACTACAAGCAAAAAGTCCGCCTGATGGATCGGAAAGGCTTCGGCCTTTCCTTAACAAAAAGGAGATGTATGCGAAGTAAAACAATACTTTTAAGTATATTTTTATCAGTAATTATTCTAGCAGCAACTGCTGTGAATGTTCATTCAACCGAAGGTAAATATTATATACCTGCAAGCGTTGGATATAAAGCACTTTCCAAACCAACGCAAAAACAAGTTGATTGTTTAGCCGAGAATATCTATTTTGAAGCAGGTCACGAATCAAAAGATGGTCAAATTGCCGTTGCACTTGTTACCCTCAATCGTCTAGCCTCAGGAAACTATGGTTCAGATGTTTGCAATGTTGTAAAACAGAAAACGGTGATTAATGGTAACACAATTTGCCAATTCTCATGGATGTGCGATTCAATGTTTACCTCTAAAAGGTTGACAATCATACACACTTCATTGTATAATAGCGTCAGAGAAGTGGCTGTTTATGTTTTAATGAATTACGAAAACATGGCAGATATTACAAAGGGTGCCACATATTATCATGCTGATTATGTGAATCCTCAATGGAAATTACCAAAGACTACACAAATTGGTAGGCATATATTTTATAAACGCCATTCTGATTTGGCAACAATGAAAAAGGAAATAAAACTATGAACGATTTAAGAAAAGATATCATAGGTGTGATTATTGCAGCTGCGATTGTTTTCATGTCCGCAATAATTTCTATAGCAGTCTATCACATAAACGATAGAGCGCTAATGTCAAAGAACATTGATGCCGCTATCGCAAAAGGAGTTGATCCTGTTGCGGTGCGTTGTTCATTTGTTCAACAAACAGATACCATTTGTGTTGCATATGCAGCTGCACAAAATGGTCATACGGGGTCACCATCACCTAAAAAATAATTGAAAGGTTATTATGCAGAATGTGATTGTTTTTGTTTCTGTAACATTATGTTTGATTGCTATTGTTCTTCACACGGTGTTTACATATGAATATAGCCGTGTGAAGATTTATGATTGCACAATTTCTGAAATTAGTGTAGATTATCCAATTGAAGTGAAAGAAGAATGTCGTAAATTGAAAAGGAAAATGATATGAGTAAGTTTACATTTATTTGTGAAGAAGAGGCGATGCCTTTTGCAGATGCCGTTTCATCTAAAAGAACGGTTGAATTCAAGGCTGAAACCATAAGTGATATTGTTAATGAATTTGAAATGTTTCTAAAAGGTTGCGGTTTTAGTTTTGATGGTCGTTTAGATTTGGTACAAGAAGAACACGAATGGATTCAGGACAAGAGAGCAGACCAAGAGTTTGATTATAGATAATGCCAACTAAAGACGAAATGATGAAGTTTGCAATAGCAATTGATAAATTGGTTGCTGAAACAGACTACAACTACATTGAAGCGATTGTGGAACATTGTAAGCGCACAGGATTGGAAATTGAAGTGGCCTCGACTTTGGTGAATGCCAACCTCAAATCTAAAATTGAAAATGATGCAATGGAAAACAATTTATTAAAGAATAAAAGCCCTAGATTGCCACTATGACAGGCTATGAAGCATTTTCAATATATCATACTCTAAAATTACACTTCACCAGCGATTACGATTATTTCAAGTATAATGGTAAGTGTAATATCAGTCCCACTACATTTGAAAATCGTAGGGACAAATACCATTTCTATAAACTGTCCCGTAAGTATCCAAATAAAGAACAATTTCAGAATTTTGTAATTGCCAACCTATTTGAGAATAGTGAGGCATGGGCAGGCACACTATTACAACCTGAAGCTGAGGTAAATTACCTATTACGGCAGAAGGTAGTTCAATCACTATCGTATACCTTTGAGAATGATTGTAAAGTTATTTTTGAAGATTGTAAAGACCCTAATGAATTATTGTCAACGAATGGAGACCATCCAAGACTGTTAACGATGGCTTTACGCAAAGAGATATCACCAGAAACACTAATCGTCCTAAACGCAATCCTGCAATTCTTACCGATGTGGGATAGGAAGATTACCGATACAATACGATGGCCAGATTACCGAAGAAAACTAACCAAGTATGCCTCTTTTCTTACCTTTGATACTGTAAAATACAAGTTGTTATTAAAGAAGATTATATTATGAAATTATACTTAGATATGGATGGCGTAATTGCCAATTTTGAAAAGCGGTACATTGAGTTGTTTAATGAATCGCCTGGTTCAGCACGAGATAGAAAAATGTTCAGTAAAAACTGGACTAAATTTATTGAAGGCAAACACTTTGAAACTTTAGACTGGTGGCCAGGTGCTTCAGAGTTAATAACATATGTTTCAACCAATTTTCCACATGAGAATGTTCAAATTCTTACTTCATCTGGCGGTAACAAATACCATGATGAAGTGGAGATTCAAAAGAAAGTGTGGGTTAAAAGAATGAACCTTTCTGAGAAATGGAAGGTCAATGTTGTAGCAGGAAGAAAATTAAAGGCAGAGTATGCTACACCTGATAGCATCCTGATTGATGATACCTTGGATGTTATTCAAGCCTTTAATGAAGCAGGAGGTATAGGTATTCATCACAAAGATGTTGGCAATACTATTATGTTGCTAGATATTCTACTTGCAAAGAATATAAATAAATGATATACTATGCATCATGTGGATAAGTCGCACATATTTTTTTAATACATTTAATACGAGGTAATACATATGAGTTCATTTGCAAATCTAAAGCGCAATCGTAGTTCGTTGGATAAACTTACTAAGGCGATTGAAGCTACTCAATCCGGTTCGCTTTCTGCCAGCACCAGCAGTTGACGGTGATGATGCCTTACCGTGGGTTCGCACATTCAGTCATGGATTTCAGGGACCTGGCGGTTGGTTTATTGATAACTGCTTGACCACCTTGAATGAAAAGTGTCCTGTTTGTGAACACAATAATACATTATGGAATTCTGGAATTGAAGCTAACAAAGAGATTGCTCGCAAGCAAAAACGCAAGCTGTCTTATGTTGCCAATATTCTAGTTGTGTCTGACCCAAGTAATTCTGAGAATGAAGGTCAAATCAAACTGTTTAAGTTTGGTAAGAAAATCTTTGATAAGATTACAGAGGCGATGAATCCTGAGTTCGCTGATGAAACACCGGTTAACCCATTTGATATGTGGGAAGGTGCTAACTTCAAATTGAAGATTCGTAATGTTGAAGGTTATCGTAATTATGATAAATCGGAGTTTGCTGATTCATCTCCATTATTTGAAGGTGATGATGCTAAACTAGAAGAATTGTGGAAGAAAGAGTTTTCTCTTAAAGAGTTTACTCAGAAGTCGCAGTTCAAACCTTATGAGCAATTAAAAGCTCGTTTGGATAAAGTTCTAGGCTTTGATGGTGAAGTTGTAAGAACCAAAGCTGAATCTGCTGATATCAGTCCTTTCAAAGACGATGAAGTTGTCTTAAAGTCTGGTGTTGAAGATGAAGATTTGGATTACTTCAAATCACTTGCTGAAACAAAGTAATACAAAATCCCATGCAAGTTAACCCCGCTTCGGCGGGGTTTTTTATGCTGACATTCCTTGAGTTAAAAGTCTAGCTAATTCAGTATCATATGGACTAGCAGCTGATCCTAATGCAACTGATTGATTTCCACTTCCACCACCAATAATATTTGTTGTTTGATTGCCACCAGAAGATGGAGCAGGAGTTCTACTTGCCATTGCTAAAGAAGAAGATGATTCTGCAATTTGTGAACCTTTTTTATTAAACTCTTTCATCCAAGAAGCTTGATATGCTTGT